TTGGCACTCGAACCCATGCCCAACACTTTAACACGAACGGACCCCCGCACGCCACAAAACATGCTCGCCACATGTGAAAAAGGCGTCCACACCGGCTGCGCTCCCATCGCATTTGCATTCGACTGAACAAACTGAGACGCAGTCCAAGGACCAGCCCCGCCGTTATACAAATCCAACGGACGAGGATAATAGAAGGGAAAAGTAAATACGTTGCCAGTTGTGGCAGCCGTGACATTACCCATAACAGCAATTCTTGCAAATTTCTGGGCAAAAGCCCTAACCGACAAGAAGCTCTCACCCCACAACACCTGATCACTTGGATAAGCTTCGGTAGTATCACCTTCAATCAACGCCACTTTCTGCGCCTCCATAGAATCACCATTTCCAATGGAGCGCGACTCACCTTGAATCTGGAACGACATGTTGAACTCCGCCTGAGCTGAAACATGTGCCCTAAGAACGTGCGTCTCTTTCAATGTACCAAAACGCATATCTGGACACGCCCTCGCCAACACAATGACGCGAATCGAAGAATTGCCAACAGTCGCTTGCAGCGAATTCAACGCACGAATAACCAAAAACCCGTTGCACTCTCTATATGAATAGGTAGCAACTGAAGTATCAGTAGGATCAAAGAAACCAGTGTTTCGCAAACACATAAAAGGCAGTGAGTACGGGATTGTAATATCAACCGCACTCGCACTAGTGGCTTCCAAGATCGTATTATACAAGGTACCAGTAGGTTCATTCGGATACGTCGTACCTGCAGGTGGAGTAGCGTCCCACAACAATTGCAACTGTCCCCTATGAAAGGCACTAGAAGCAATAATGATCCGATACTCCATGCCACCACGCCAATATTGGAACGGCATCCCAATATAACCTGCAACCGTCGGGAAAGTAGTTCCCAAAATATTCCCACACGCATAAGGGCTGACCGCAATCTTCCGCAGGATCGTACCCGTGGCATCATTGGTCGACCATTGAAAATTATCAATTAACGTCCAACGAGCATACAAGGAACCAATAGTACACTCATCTTCAGAAGGACCTCCACCAATCGTAGGGTCTATCGAAACGGAGTTGGTTTGAAACAACGCATTAATCTCCGATCCATCAAATCCATCAACGCAACTACGATTCGACATCGTCACCACACGCGTATTCATCGGCATATCTGGCTTTGACTCACGGGTAAACCCGAAATAGTCAGCCAGAGACGCCACAGCAGCCGCACCAGCAGCCACAGAACCCGCCATGGGAGCGATCGCAGGAAACATTGCACCGGCCATAGCCGCAGCTTGAGCAACTTTCTTCGACCCAGTCGAGACACTCTTACTCTCCTTCAGCTCGTCCATCTTCGTTATCGCAGACGCAGCATGGTCCGCAATCCCTTTCTTCTTCTTCTCTCCTTGTACTTCAGCAACAGTGAGCTCATAATCATCGGTGAGATTGGCATATAACTTATAACCAGCAGACAAAACCACCGCGTTAACAGAATTCGCCACAGGAGAAAGACACCACAACACTAATCTCCAAGCATCACCGGTCGGATAATCTTCCCACATACGAGCATCTTCAACGCCCAAATATGGAAGCTTTAAAATAACCGTGTTACTCGTCGAAATGTCAATGAAACCATGTATCCCTTGAGTCGCCGTAAACGGCGAATCCAACGCTTGTGCGTCGCACTCAACGTACGTGTCTCCAGCACCACTCGGCTCCGAAAAGAAAGGTTGCACAGCAATAACGTCAGGAATAGCCGCCAACAAATACAACCCATAAGCATTGGTAGGAGCGTTGACCACAAGGGTCACCTCCAAGGTACCTCTCAATGCACCAAAATTTCTCATCTTCGCAATGACATTAGTATCAGTCAAAAACAAATCCGTTGGCTTCCAATTCGCCACGGCCGTCAATAATGTGTCAGTCGACAACATTTGACCACTAGCTATAAGAATCGGACGCTTCAAGAAGTCGTCAATATTAAACTTTCTCAGCGACATCCACATCGCCATATCTTCCTCAGAAGGGCTCCCATCCTCAACGACGGGACCATCTCCTGGATAAATCTGCGCCACATCACCACTCGCAACCTCTTGCCCCACAGGGGGAGCATCAACTATTTCATTAGAAGTAGACATTTTTCCGATCAAATCGGCGGGTCAGTTACGTCCTTAGTTAATAGCTCTGACCTTTCAGCTAATAACCACTTAGGATATGCGTTCCTCACAAAAAGCTCATCTAGCTCAACATATGTGAAACGTCGGTACAACTTGCTATAACCCAAGTTGTGCTTTACGGCTACCATATCCAAAGTAACCATCCACCTCTCGAAAATCTCCTTCCCATGGAAATACAATTCTCGATTCACATTAGTGATCAAAACAGCCATATGATCAATGACGCCCAAGTCACTTTTCTTACAACAAACCAACATTTTGATCAAACTCTTAATCTCAAGTTTAGCTTTCCAACGACCATCTTCAAAAAAGAAGTGCCTTTTCAGAAAGCTACATTCACTCAACGCTTTCATGGAATTTTTCGCTCCATCCTTCGATGTTCCGGTATAAACCATACCCATCGCTCCAAAC